AATGACCTTTAACGACAAGAAGTTCTCTATGATTATCTACGGATCCCCTGGACTTGGTAAGACCACTCTTGCGCTCTCTGCCCCCGACCCCATTCTGATCGACTTTGACCGCGGCATTGCTCGTGTCAAGGCGTATCATCGTAAGCCCACGATCGTGAGCGCCACCTATGAAGAGGTGCTTGACGATATTCAGCTCCCCGAAGTCAAAGAGTGTCAGACCCTTATCATCGACACAGGAGGATCCTTTGTTACATATCTGCAGGACTGGGCAATGCGCACCAATCCCACGGTCAACAAGCAGAAGAACGGCGCCCTCTCCCTCAAAGGCTTCGGTGCGGTCAAGCAGGAATTCCAACGCTTCACCAACCACGTCCGCGACGTCCTCAACAAGAACGTGATCTACATCTTCCACTCTGACGAGCAGAAGGACAAGGACGGCAATCCTCAGCAGAGATTGCAGTGCGAAGGTGCCGCGAGAAACCTCGTATGGCAGCCTTGCGACCTCGGCGGTTATATGCAGATGATCGGCACGCGCCGTACTATCAATTTCACTCCCACCGACGAATTCTTTGCAAAGGGTTGCTACGGTATCGAGGGAATGCGTGAAATCCCCACAATCGGTCCCAATGACAAGAACGATTTTCTCACTCGTCTGTTCAACGAAGCGAGGGCGAACATCGAAGCCGACAATGCGGCGTTTGCTCCTGTGAAAGAACAGTACGACGCGGTAATGGTGGAGGTACACAAAATCATTGACGGCATCACCACCGTTGACGAAGCCACCGCCGCCGCTCAGACACTCCCCACACTTGAACACGCGCTGACCTCCAAGAAGGAAGCAAGCGCAATGCTGAACGCCAAGGCGACCGAGCTCGGCTTTGTATGGGATAAGACCGCTAAGGCGTACAAAGTACCGGAGGCGAAGTAATGGCAAGATACCTCATTACGCAGTCGCTCCTCTCCGCGTGGAGCTACGCTCATACCTGTTATGAGTCTTGCGCTGAGGAAGCCTACGAAGAATTTTTGAACGCTCTTAACCGTGTTCCCAAGGAGAGCACTCCCGAAATGCAGAACGGCATTGATTTTGAGAACGAGGTTTACGCAGAGGCTGCGGGAGTTCCGAGAACTCCCCATCCCTCTTGGGAGAACGGTATAAAGGCTGTTGCAACGGTCATAAAAGGCGCTCAAACGCAGGTAAAGGCGCAACGCGAGTGTACGGTGGGTGGAAAAACTCTTCTCGTGTACGGCGTTTTGGACGCTCTCAAAGCGGGCGTGATTACCGACGTGAAATTTTCTAACAAGAGCTTCAATTCTGCTGAACTTGCAGGAAAGTATCTTGATAGCGCACAGCATTCCGCGTATTTCTTCATCGTTCCCGAAGCGTACCGCTTTGATTACCTTGTGTCTGACGGTGAGGATATCTACACCGAAACGTACACCCCCAAGACCTCCCGACCCTTTGAAGAAATTGCCGCGGAGTTCCTTGAGTCGATTGAGGCTATGGACCTTATGTCGATTTACGAGGAAAAGTGGCTTGCTCTATGACGGGTAGGTTGAAAGACCTCTCTTTCGGCATCGACGGCGAGCAGATAATCACTCTCGCCGTCGATGCCGACTTCACGGAACGCTTTGACGAGCTGAAAGATTTTGACGTGGATATCGAAATCAAGAAACACCGCAAGATGCGCTCCAATGAAGCCAACAAATACTGTTGGGTACTCTGTGAAAAGATTGCTCAACGGTTGAGCGATGAAAAGGTCAAGCACACCAAAATCGACGTGTACCGCGAAGCTATCCGCGAGATTGGCGTGTGGGTTGACAAGGAGCTTGACCCCGACACCGCAAAGACGTTCTCTACCGCGTGGGAAATGCTCGGTACAGGTTGGCTTACAGAGCAGGTCGATTATAGCAAGAATGGCGAGAACGTCATTATCCGTTTTTATTACGGCAGTAGCCGTTACAATTCCAAGCAGATGTCGCGCCTCATTGACAACCTCGTTCAAGATTGCCAAGAGCTCGGCATCGAAACCGACACACCCGAACAAATTGCAAAAATAAAAGCGCTCTGGGCAGAGGAAGATGCCCGAGTAAAAGCAAAGGAGAAACGCAATGAGCAAAAATAAGAAGCACAACAAGCAGAACACCCCGAACAGATCTGACCGCTACGATTGGATGAAAGACTCCAAGGGCATTCCCGCCCTGCAGGAGAGCTCCATCGAGCTCATTCTGAAACCCAAGCAGAAGGTAGAAATCCCTCTCGTAGAATACCGCGCCCTTGTGGAAAACGCATTTGCGGTCAATGTGTTCAAGAAGTTCCTCGGAAAGTCGCACTATTCGCACGAGGTTGAGGACTTTGCAAAAGTTCTCTTTGGCGAGGAAGAGCCGAAAGAGGATCCCAAGAAGGAGGACGAGCAGAATGATGGCTAATGTTATCATCACGATGGGCGACAACGGCAAAGACCTTCCCAAAGAGGTTATCGAAGCCGTAAACGCTATTATGCGTTCGGGAATTACAAACGCCCACGCCACAATGGAGGTTGACGGTGTAAGCTACACAATCGTCTTTGAGGCAATCAGAGAGGAGGGCGAGGAATGAGCTGCCTTAATCTGAACAAGGTCGTTCTTGCAGGCAGGCTCACCGCTGATCCCGAGCTGAAACAGACCACAACGGGAATTTCTGTTACGTCGTTCACGCTCGCGGTCAATCGAAAGTATGCCAAAGACCAGGAACAGCAACAGACCGATTTTATCAACATTGTCGCTTGGCGACAGACCGCAGAGTTTATCTCTCGGTATTTCAAAAAAGGCTCTGCGCTCTGCATCACCGGCTCTATCCAGGTGCGCTCTTGGCAGGATCAGCAGGGACAGAAGCGATACGCTACCGAGGTTGTTGCGGACGAAGCAATGTTCGTAGATAGCAAGTCCGACAATCAGCCTGTAGCAAATGGCTCCTATACTCCCGATGCCTATGCGCCCACAGCTGCACCCAAGTTTGAGGAAATCAACCCCGACGACGATCTTCCTTTTTGACACAAGCGGGACTATCTCCTTTGTGGGATAGTCCTCCCGACAGGAGGTGAAAGTAATGTCAAAGGATCCGGCGTTTATGTTCTATTCGGCAGATTTTCTTATCGGTGTAATGGACATGACAATGGAAGAGCGCGGACAATACATTTCTTTGATGTGCTTGCAACACCAAAAGGGGCATCTTTCGGAAGAAACCATTAGGTTATGTGTAGGTTCTGTTTCGGATAAGGTTATGAGCAAATTTCAGCTTGACGAAAAAGGTCTGTATTATAGCGACCGTTTGGACGAGGAAATTGAAAAACGGGCAAAATTCGTTAAATGCAGACAGGAAAACGGCAAAAAAGGCGGCAGACCAAAGCGAACAGAAACCGATAGGTTTTCCGTAGGTTTGCCTACGGATAACCTACTTGAAGATGAAGATGTAAATGGAAATGAAGATGCAAGTGGCGTTGAAATTGACGATGAAAATGGAAATGAAACGCCGACGTCGAAATTACCACCGTGTCCTTTTGAGAAAATCAAGGAACTATATAACAGTATTTGCGCTTCTTACCCCAAGATCAGAGCCATAGACGGAAAGCGAAGAGATGCTGTCGCGGCTCGTTGGAGAGCGTACAAGTCAATCGACGTTTTTCGGGAGGTCTTTGAGATTGCCGAAGCGAGTAGCTTTATGAAAGGTCAAAGTGATAGCAGTTGGACCGCTGACTTTGATTGGATGATGAAGCCTACCAATATGGCAAAAATCCTCGAACACAAGTATGACGATAAACCGAGCGCACGACAACCGCAAGCAACAGGGGCGTTGGCGGCAATAGCAAGGCTTAGAGAGGAGTGTGAGGACTAATGACCAAAGGCGAGATACTTGACGTTGTGCAAGTGCTGGCTATGGCGTACCCGGACAAACTCAAAGCTGAGAACATTGCACCGATGGCAACCGCTTGGTTTGCGTATTTCAAAGACGATGAAGCAAGCGTGGTTGAAGCTGCTGTTGCAAAGCACGTCGCAACAAGTCAATGGCTTCCAAGCATAGCGGAGATACGAAACCATATGGTCGATATCTTCCACCCAGAGCTGATACCGCCCGATGTGGCGTGGGCATCTGTGGTAGATGTGCTTGAAAGCAGTAGTCAGTTTTCAAGCCGGGACGAATTCAAATTCCCACCGATGATCGCCCGAGTGATTGACACGATAGGTTGGCATCACCTTAAGGAGCTTCGACGCGGAAGCTACGGAGGGCAAAGAGATGGCTTTGACCGTGTGGCGTTTATGGACCTTTACAAACCTGCATACGAGAGAGCACGACAGGAGGCAGGGTTGCCGAAAGCTCTCAGAGCAACAATCACAAAAGCGGCTCAACTCTCCCCCGACACAACTCAATATTTGCAGTCTACCCAAGAAGCTCGGCGCAAGAGTGAGGAAGATTGGTACAGAATAATGCACCGTTCCTATGATGCGCTCGATGCACCCGAAACACCAAATCTATTGGAGGATAAGAAATGATACGCTTCACCGTACCTGGCGCCCCAAAAGGATGGCAGCGCACAGGCTACAACCATATAACCGGCGCAAAGTACACCCAAGAGCAGACCCGAACACAAGAAGCTCTGGTCGCGTGGGCGTACAAGAAAGCCTGCGGTGCTTACCGTTTCCCAAGTGGTACATACGTGGATATGCGAGTGATAGCGTATCTTCCTATCCCGAAAAGCAAACCCAAAACCGTTCAGCAGAAAATGCGAAGCGGTGAAATACGGCCGACTGTCAAACCCGACTTTGACAATATCGGCAAACTGATCGCAGATGCGCTCAACGGCGATCAGTTTGCCGATATTGTCAAAGTCGGGTTTGACAGTCGGCCGTATTTC